CCACCACGCGCCCAGCGGGCGGAATGGCCAGCCCTTCCAGGGCGATGAAGCTGCCGTTCCCCGCGCTCTGCAGGGTCAGGGCGGTCAGCGTGCCGCTGCCGCTGTTCACCAGGTCCCAGCGCAGGAAGCATTCCGCCGCGGTCCCCGGCGGCTGGATCGCCAGCTCCGCCGCGGCCGCCGCCGTGGGCAGGCTGGCCGTGGTCAGGTTCTCATCCTCCCAGAAGGGCACGCCGTGGGCGGTGAAGGTGATTTCCGCTTCCTCCACCCATTTCCAGTCGCCACCCAAGGCCGGATAGCCCGTGCAGGTCACGTTCATCCGCTGGTGGGGGCGGTAATTCACGGTCAGGGCCCCGGACCGGCTGGCCCACTCCAGAATCAGGTCCATGGTTCGGGCCCGGCGTTCCATCGTGCGGTCTTTGATCCACAGCTTGATCAGGATCTCTTTCGACCGTCGCGCCATGCCGATCACGTGGGTGCCCTGGTATTTCGCGTTGGCGCTCTGCTGAATCTCCAGCTCCGCGCCCCGCTCCTGGATGCTGGTGACGGTGATTCCCGGGGCCAGGTCCTGCAGCCCCTGTCCGCCCAGGTATACTCTGTAATAGCTCATACGTTATACCTCGCGTTGTAGGCGCTGCGGCCAATTTCCTCATCCACCGTGTCGGCCACGATCTGGCCCACGGCCTGGCCGTTCATGTCCACCCGCACGCCGTTCAGCGCGGCTCTGAGGGCGTCTCCCAGGGCTGTGCGGTCCAGGCCGGCAGCAGCTGCCCCGCCTCCAGTGTGCGCACGCTCCACGGGCCCGCTCAGGGCCGCCGCGGCCATTCTGCCGCTGGCCTCCCGCACCTGCGCCAGGCTGTCCTCGATGCCCAGGGCGAAGCCCTCGCTGGTGTAGGCGCCCAGCTGCGCCATGACCCGGGAAGGGCTCTGGATGTCCAGGGAGCCGGAGATCGTATTTTTGACGGCATCCGCAAGGTTCTGCGCCGCTTCGATCGCCGCGCCGCTGCCCTCGTTGATGCCCTCGGCCAGGCCCAGGCTCGTGTTTACGCCGTCGGAATGTGCCTGGTCCGGCAGGGTGTCGACAGTGTCCAGGTAGCGGGCCATCTGGTCGAAAACCTCGCCGAACATATGGCCCAGGCTCTCGTTCTGGATGTCGCCGCGCTGCGTCAGCGCGTCGTACTCGTCCCAGAGGTCGCCCAGGTCGCCGGTCTCTTCCAGCTGGCTGTTAAGCTCGCCCAGGCGCTTCCAGGCGGTCAGGCGCTCGATCAGCGTGGTGTCGAAGATCTGCGAAAGGTCCAGGTTGAACTCTTCCGCGTAGGCCATCAGCTCATCCAGCCCGGCGGAATAATCGAAGCTATCCGCGGCGCGGTCGCTTAACTTCAGGCCCAGCAGGCCTGTGCCGTGCGCCCCGGCGCCGGTCATGCCCCAGGTGGCGGCGATGTTGGCAAAGGCCTCGGCGGCCCGCTGCTGGTTTTCGCTGGTGTAGGCGGTTCCTGCCACCTTGGACGCGGCGGCGTTGGCTGCGTCCGTCTGCGCCTGGCGGCTGCCGGCGTCCAGCGCTTTGTCCACCACGTTCGCCAGAGCGGTGGCCACCCGCGTGTATCCGGCGGCGATGCCGGCCACGCCCGCCGCGCCGAGTGCGGTGCCCGCGGCTGCTCCGCCTGCGGCTGCCGCGCCGCCGCTGCCGGCTGCTCCGGCTGCCCCGGCTCCGCTGCCTGCCGCGCCTGCCGCGCCGCCGCCCACTTTCAGAAATCTTCCCAGTGTGCCGCCGCCGGAGCTGAGCAGCTGCACGAAGGTCAGCACGCCCTCGGCCAGCTTGATGCCGCCGAAAGCTACGGCGATGGCCTGGATTGCGCTGACAACCTTGTCCTTGTTTTCGGAGATCCAGACGAAGGTGTTGTTAATGGCGTCCATGCCCAGCTTCAGGGCATCAAAGGCGTTTTGCAGGGCTTCCGGGCTGAAGATGTCCTGCGCGATCCCGCTCAGGGTGTCGCCCAGATTGGCCAGCAGCTGCTGGCCCTTCTCCGTTTTCAGGTACTCGCCCAGGCTCGCGGCCACCTGGGAAATGGCGTCCGCCACCGTCTGCATCACCGGGGCCAGGCTGGCCAGGATCTGCATCTGGCTGCCTTCCAGGCTGCTGTTCATGACGTTCATGGCGTCGTCCAGCTCGCCCAGGGCCTTCACCTGGTCCTCGCTCAGCACCTGCGCGGAAGAGGCATACTTTTCCCACTCTTCCCGCCCGGCCTTGATCAGTGGAATCATATCGGCATAGCTCTTGCCGAAGAGGTCCATGGCCGCCTGGTCCCGCTCGGTCTCGTTCGTCATGCCCTGCAGGGCGTCGATGCTGTCCCAGAACACATCATCCCAGGAGCGGAGCTGGCCTTCGGCGTCCTTGGTGGCGATCTCGATGCCGCCGACGCTCATGCCGTCCTTCCCGCCCATGGCGGCCAGGATCCGCTTCCGGGCGTTGATGATGGTGCTTGCCTCGGTATCAACGAACTGCGCGGCGTATTGCCACTGCTGCAGTGTGGTGGTATCGATGCCGGTCTGGGTGCTCTGGGTGAGCAGGTTATCCGCCCAGGCGCCCGCGTCCGCGGTGGCGTTCCAGATCTCCTGGGCGAAGTTCGCCGCGCTCCGGGCGGCGCCGGCGATGGTGTCGGCGATGCCGCTCAGGCCATTTTTCAGGGTCTCCAGGTCAATCTTGCCGCTGATCTCGCCCAGCTTCTCGCCCAGGGTCTCGGCGTTCCCGGCGGCGGTGTTCCCGGCCTCGCCCACACCGTTCATGGCCTTCTTGGTGTCATTGAGACTGGTCTCCATCCGCACCAGCTGAGTTTTTGCCCGGGTCAGGGCGCTGGCCATATCATGGGCCTGTTTGCTATTCTCGCCGTATGCGGTTTTTGCCGCGTTCAGGGCTGCCTCGGCTTTTTCTACTGCGCTCTTCTGGGCCTGGATCTGTTGCTGCAGCAGGAAGGACTTGCGCTTGTAATAATCCGAGGCGTCGCCGGTTTTTTTGTATTCCGCCTCGGCCAGCGCCAGCTCGTCGTCCAGGTCCTTGACGGACTGCTTGGCGGCCGCGAGATCCTTTTTATACCCTGCCAGGCCGCTTACGCTTAATTTTGTGTTGATGGCCACGGATCCGCGCCTCCCTTCCGTTTGATGCCGTGCTGTTCGTCATCGTACTGCTGCCGCTGGCGGTAGAGGTCCACCACCAGGCCGGGGCGCAGGTGCCGCTGTTCGGTGACGCTGATCCCGGCGATCAGGCCTTCCCCGGTGACCCGCCGCCAGGTAACGCGATTCCGACCTTCCGCCTTGTCCAACTCGGCCAGGGTCACGTCCACCGGGGCGGACTTCTTCGGGCCCTCCGTGCGCAGCCCGTCCACGATGGCCTCGGCCGCCTGCCGGATGGAAGCTGTCAGGGTCTCCGCCGTTGCGCTGCGCAGCACGTCCTCCCCGGTCACCCGCTCCGGCCGGCCGTCCAGCTCCGCCGCGGCATTGCGAAGGATGGCGATCAGGCGGCACAGCTTCACGATGCCGTCAGCAGACGAAAGCGCCCCGCGCAGCTGGTCTTCCATCTCTTCCAGGGGCCACAGATCATGCTCGATCTGCTCCCAGGCATGCATGGAAAAATACAGCTCCACGGGGCGCACCTCCATCATTTACACATTGCCCAGGCCGTCCAGCCACGCGGTGGCGGCAGCGTAGGTCTCGAAAGTCTCGACGTCCACGACCTCCGGCTCATTGTCGGCCAGGTAGACCGTCCACGCTTTGCCAGAAATCGGCGCATTCTGCCAGTTCATGCTGTCCTGCATGGTCTGCGCGGCGATGTTGGCGGGGCTGAAAGTCACCTTGTGCACCCAGTAGGCGCGGAATTCCGTCTGCCGGTCCGTGCGCACCGTCTGCACGAAGCCGAAGCCAACAGCCACGGCCGCCTCGGTGGCGATCTTGTAGACGCTGCCGGTCTTGACCTTCTGCAGGCCCATCAGCACCAGGGTGCTGTCCTCCAGCTGCGTCGCCTCCAGCTCCACATCCGCACCGGTGCAGAACTTGTAATAGTCGTCAACCACATCGTTGGCGAAATTCGTGCCCTCCGCCCAGGTGAAATTCACATCCGCCCGGACAGCGTGATCCTCCGCGGCGCCGGTGCCGTACACGATGGCCGCGCCGGGGGTGTCGGTGGTCACGGGCGCCACGACGATATGCCGCATTCCGATAGCGCTCATTCGCTAGTTCCTCCTGTCATTGCTTGGATATGGGCATCAAAGGATGCCTCAATGATTGCCAGCGCCTGCG